ACTTCTGCTCGGTCAATCTGTCAAGGATGCCGTAGCCCAGACCACCCTCGTCGATCACGGTCAGTGCTGGCCGGTACTCCTCGATGGCGTCGATGACGTGACCCACCACGCTCATGGTGTCCTCGCCCTTGAACCGCTTGATCGCCACGATGTCCCGCCCTTGGCGCACGGCGATTACGGTGCTGTCCATGCCGCCCCGGGCCGGGTCAACGCCGATGATGATGGGCGCGGTCATGTCTTTGTACAGGGGCCGCTTGATGGCATCGTCTACGATGTGTGGCGTGATGAACTGGTCCTGGCCCGACTTGGGGAAGTCCCCGTAGACCTCGACCCGCGCCTCGTCCGAGTCCTCGCCGTACTCGTTGATGATCTGCTGGTAGATGGTCTTGTCGGTGCCCTCGACTGTGCGGGCATCGATCTTCTCGCTCTCCCAGAACTCCCGTTTGCTCCCGTCCACGGCCTCGTAAAAGTACCCGGTGTTGCGCCGTCCGTTGCTGAACGCCAGCCAGTACCGGTCCAAGATGTTCTCGGTAAAGAAGCCCGCAGCCACGGACCAGATGCTGTCCGGGATACCTGACGCCTCATCAAAGATCACCATCATCCCGTCCATGTTGTGCACACCGGCGTAGGCGTCTGGGTTCTCCTCGCTCCACAGCTTACCCTCGGCACCCCAGTACCGGGTGCCTTTACGCAGGTCACGCTCGACCAGATCAGTCAACCAGTTGGCCGGGTTCAGGCTCGTGGCCGTGGGTTCCCACCAGTGGGCGTTGAGCGCCATCGTGACCCACTTGGTCAACTCACCCCAAGTCACTTTACGCAACTGGTTCTCGCTGTTGGCCGACACGATGACAGACGACCCGATGCGAGTGGTCAGCATCCACAGGATCAGCCACGACACCAGTGCTGACTTACCCACGCCTCGGCCCGATGACACGGCCCTGCGCATCGCGTCGATCAACTCGTCGTTGCTCAGTTTGCCCCGGTTCTCCTTGATGAAGTCCCGTATCCTGCGCAGCGCCCTACGCTGCCATGTGCGAGGGGCTTTGAAGTGTTCGAGTGGGGTATTCTTCTGCCCCCAAGGGAACAGGAACAAGACAAACGCCTCGGGGTCATCCTTCAGGGCAGGACTCCAAAGCTGCGACATGAGCGTCTGCTCATCTTCTGGGCTGTACCGGGGCTTCTGCATCAGTCGTTCTCCAGTCTTGGTGTCACGTCGATCACCTCACCCTCAATCACCCGAGCTTGGGCCTGCGCCAGCGCCTCAGTGATGGAGATGGTCCCACCCAGTTCAATCTGTTTAGTCTCGCCGTAGCGTTTGCGGTTGTGTGCGCCCATGAGCCACTTGCGCGTGTCGATGCGCAACTTGTCCCGGTTCACCGTATCGTTCGATGTGGGGTCCACCGCTTCGACACCATCGGCAATCTCTAGGATTTCTCCCGCAAGGAACTCAGTGCGCATCTCCTGCGCTTCTTTGAACCGTTCGTGGCGGGTGGGTTCACGCTTGACCCAGCGCAGGAAGTCCTCATACGAGATGGCCCTGTGGTCATCCTCAATCAGCGATTGCAGGGACCGGCCACGGTAGATGTCCTCCACGACCCTCTCGAAGATTTGCTCATATTCGACATGCAGCAACGCCCTTACCTCCTTCGAGGTTCTGAGGGGTTCTGGGTCAGGCACGGACAGCCAGTTGGGCAGTTGATTTTCACTGGCGACAGCCGTGCCTACAAACGAGGTGTTCTCTTGTTTCATAGTGCTGTGATGCTATCACATGCGGATGATTTTGTGTAACACGGGATTTACGGAGATAGGGAACCCACTGGGTTTCTGATTTTTGAAAAAATTTATAGAGGATTCGTGATGCCTACGTAGCCGTGACCATCGGGCGCTCGGCCCTACCCCCTCCCCCTGATTCAACTGCACCAGTTAACCCAATGGGTCAGGGGATCAGGGCGCTAGTCAACCCAATGGAACGGCTACCCAATGGGGCAAGTAACCCAATGGGTCAGGGTTTCAGGGGGTCAACCCAGCGGGTCATTGGGGCAAACCCACTGGGTCAGGGGTCATGACCCAACGGGTCAGGGAATAACCCGAATCCTTGACCCAATGGGCTAAAAATGGGGGTTTTGGGGGCATTGGTGACAGATTCACCTTTCGCGCAGGCAAGCCGAAAAAATACACACTTTCTAAATTGCACAAGGATTAAGCAAACTACAAAACGAACCCCCAGCGACAAAAGGGCAAGTTGTCACCAGTGCTCAAAGTGCATACCCAATGGGTGTGAATCCATACAGTGCGCTAAAACGGGTCAGGAAGCCCTTAGAGCAGTTTTGAGCCTTCAAGCACCTACCCCCTCGGAAGAAGTTATCCACACTGCTAGTTATAGTTACCCACTGGGTCAACTCTTATATAAGACTGCAACCTGTGGATAACTTTACCCAATGGGTGTAACATTAGTGACAGACCCAGTGGGTTTTAACTGTGGTAGAATTTCATTGTGGCAATCGTGCTGCACCCTGTAACCCGTAACCTGTAATTGGAGATCATCATGAAATCACTGCCCACACTCTTAACCACTGCCCAGCTTGACGCTTTGTTGTCCACCATCGAGAAACTGCCCAGCGCCACAATTAACCGTGACGCCCGTGAGGTGTCTGTAAACGCCAAGCGTAAAACCAATGGCGAGACTGTCCGGGTTTTGGATGCTGTAACTTTTGACGGGGTGCAGTGGCACGTCACCGCTGTGCCCGGTTTGATTTCACCTGTAACCAAGTAAGAGGTCACCATGTACGTTAACCCAGTTGTCCAAGCCGCCCGTGAGCGCAAGGTCGAGCAAGTCATTGCAGCCACTGGCTGCACCCGTGATGAGGCCATCTCCTACCTGTTTGCAGATGAATGGTTTGTTGCTGATGCTGTCATGTCGTACCGTGTCGATTGTGAGATCCGTGCTCACCGTGATCAGCGCATCGAAACCCGCACACTGTAAGAGGCACACCATGACCCGCGAAACCCTCAAAGATGTAACCCTCGCTGTCGTTATCGGCTTGGCACTGTGCGCCCTTGTGCTGCACGGCCTCGATGCACTTTTTTATTGAAAGACCCTCACCATGAAATACGTCACCGTCACTGTCTATGGCCGCGAATATCGCGCCTTGCTGCTCGCATCGCATAGCTGCGGCACTGTTGATGTGCAACTGCCTTCCGGTCGCTGCTTTCGCGTCTCGGGCTTGAACGTCAAGGGATAACCCAGCTCAAAGCCCGTCTAGGGCTTTGGGGTGCGCATCTCGCCCACCGTGTAACCCGTAACCCGTTAAAGGATCAAACCATGACTACTCGAATCACCCGCGCATTTCTTGACGCAAAAGTCGCCACTATCAACAGCATGACGAAATCACCCGCTGAACCCTATCGCACTGTTGACGGTAAAGCCGTTGCCAACGTGGGCAACTATCACATAAGCGGCTCTTATGGCGGGTACAGCCTGCACAGGATGTGCAACGAATCCGGTGGAGTGTCTGACGTTTTCGATTGCGGCCATATCACCGCCAAACAGTTGGCCGCGCTTATGTCTGCCTACACTGCCGGGCTGTATGACGCAACAAGGGGCGCAGCATGATCAATACGCCCCTCGAATGGCAAGCCCTTTGGGACGCTATGGACGCGAACCCTGACGCATGGATTCCCACCACTGAAAAAATGTATTGGGACATGCTGGAAGTCCTACCCCCTGAAAAGATGATAGGGCGCAACTTTTTAGTCGGTGAGCCCTTGCGAAGCAATGGACAAGGCGAAGCGGTCTATTCGTGCTTCACCCAGTTTGGCGACACCTACAAAGCCAAAAATTTAACAGTCGCTGAGTTCATGCGTGAGCATGGACACATTCCAGCCCGTGACTTACGTTAAAAGGAGACAACACCATGATCAATTTCAAAGTTAAATCAACCACGTTCAAAGTGGAAACCCCTGAAAAACAGGCATTGATTGAGGCGTATTGCAGCAAGATCAAAAG